TGAGGCACCTGATTAACTCCAGGGGAAGCGTGCTTTCATCCATCACAGGTAGCCTTTATCTCAGCATTTCCAACGGAACCTGGTGCGCCGGGGCGCAACGGAAGGACCACTGCGGTGGTCCACACCTCCGAGACAGGAGGTGGGTGAGCGCTCTCACCGTTGCCACAAGTAACTAGCTGGCAAGTCGGTACTTCTGTCAACACACTGCAATCCATAGTCCAAAAATAGGACCTTGGACACGCCAGGTGAGTTGAAGTAGTCCCGTGTCTTACCAGACGCAAACGCATCTAAGTCGAGCCTCTCAGAGTCAGTCAATCGGTATCGCCGAAAGAATTCGGTGTCGTCGATGGTGACGTGAGAGATACGAGCCGAGGTGGTGTACTCTAGTTGCTGTGAGACAACCTTGCGGAAGGCCTCCGGTACAGCGGAGGTCACACCGGTAGAACGGCGGCACTGGTCAATAAACGGGTTAACCAAGCGCGGATACATGCCTTGAAGCAACGCATACTGAAAGAGAGCAGCGCGCTTTAGGATGCACCCTCGACCCGGGAAATCCCCCCGACACGTCCCTGAGGCGCGTAGGAAGACTCCTGGGTTGAGCACAGCATGCAGCGTTCCATCTGTAGCCCGCACAGGGCTATGTTTCAGAAATTGTAACTCCGACTCGTGGAACACTTCAGTCACATCTAAGATGTAACCAGCATTACGAGCCGCAGCGATAATTTCGTCAGGTTCCTCAGCGTTGGCAGTGATAATTGCTGAGGCGATGCAGACGGAGCCATGGTCGTTCAAAACGGTGGTGATGGTGGATCCAGAATAAAGGGCCGTATCGTCAGGATCAACGAGCTTAAGCTTGACCTTAAGCCGCGGTGAATGGACACATCTGATGACCAACGGTTTCTTCAACTGCCCGATGATTCGCTTGACACCTGGCTTCAAAAACGCAGGTGCGGAATCCTCAAGAGATTTAAAAACAGAGTGGTGAGAAGTGTCACAAGAGGAGATGTCGGTCAGGTAATACCGCAACTTCCCTTTCTTATCGATTAGGGTAATGATACCATCGTCGGAAAAGAAAGAGAAGAAGTATTTCGTGGGTGGCTGAACAGCCTCACGGAAAACTTCAGCGAGTACCTGGACATCGGCCTTGAGGACGATTCGGATACGGTGGCCTTGGATGTACTGCAGAGAGCCGTACATTTCTTTAAGAGTCTGGGTGACCCACGCACCTTCAAGAGATGCATGTACACCAAGATCCCCGATCATCCGAGGGATCTTTCCAGGCTTCGCCCATTCACTAGTCTTGATCTTCCCGACACATTGGTGTAGCCAAACGTCACTGGAGTAGAACCCATCCTCTTCCATGTCTTTGAAAGCGGCCATCCGAAGGAGGCGTTTAGGGTGGGGGTCAGCGTGGCGTTCACGTGCTGTGTCGTAGATGTTCACGATAGTGGTGGGGAAGGAACTGAAGTGCAAATGCAAATCGCGGAAAAGAGCAGAATTCTCGTTGACGAAACGAGCTTGGGAGGACACTAGGTCGGCGTGTCCAGTGGTACCAGGTTCACGTGCACGAGTCATACGGATCGCACAGATGCTGGTATTGTTATCGGTTTTAGCGTAGATGACGCCGTCGTGAGAAACACAAGGGCCGACCATCGTCCGATAACCTCCGTCGAAGGACGGACCTACTGGGAAACGCACGCGTCCCTCTGGGTAAAAATGTTGAGTCTTTTTAGTCGCGACGAAACGGTGTGCATCCTGGTAGGCTGCAGGCTCGCTCGCCTCGACGTGTGGTACCCGGAACGGGTCACGCTGTTCGACTCCAACACATGACCCGATTGATGAAAATCCGGCTTCATACTTCCTCTGAGTGTCCCAAGCTGAAACTTGAAACCGGCGAAGTACTTCCACTGAGTGAGATACAAAGTGGTGCTCTGGACAACATCGGGAGGCGGGGGGATGTGTGTCAACGCTAGCTGCTTGAGCGCTGAAGTCACAATCCCTCGGACTCTAGTGTCAACGCCAGACAGGATGGAACCTGCGGCGTCAAACACAGAGGTGTTCATGAACGCATCGTCGCGCTGGACGAAGTCCACCAAAGTCAAGGATACGTCTTCGACTGCCTGGAACTTGTACTTGCAATGCTCCAGGAAGCAGGTCTCAGCGGAACGTGCCCACTTCGAAACGTACCCCCTCTTTTCCTTGAACGCAACCGTGAACGGGTAATTCACAGCTACAACGTCCTCCATCTCTGCGTCGTTGCAGTTAACTGCTAGACGCGTCTCGGCGAAGGGACGTGCGACCGTGAAAACGGCGCGGTTCAAAGCGTAGTACCAAGGATTATTCTCTACGACGGTGTAGAAAAGAATACGCTCCGTGAGCGTGTGCTTGGTACGCGAGTCCTCGGGTGGTGGCGGCGGCGGCACCTCCTCCAGCGGAGGAGGAGGTGGTGGCTCGCTAGCACTCGGGACGACTTCGGCCTCAGGAGGAGGAGGAGGAATCTGGTCATTGAGTTTAGATAACGCCCACTTTACAACAGGGGTTCTCTTCATCCGGCGTCTCTTCTTATGAAACGTCGTGTCGCCGATCTCCGGGTCGTCGACATTAACCATGAGGAATTCCTCAGGGGTGGTGGTGTTCAGGAACATCAACCGGTCAGCTGGAACAAGTGTGCCGTTGTCAGTAAAAACGAAATCCTCTTCACATAGGTCCTCAAGGTCCGACGATTCCTCCTCCCAGGCAGCGTTGCGTGGGTAGGTGGCAGCGGCGACAACAGGAAGAACAGCCTCCACCTCAGTAAGAGGCGGGGCTTTATCAGTAAGCTGATCTTCTGCTGGCGCGGGTGTCGTCGGCGGTGAGGGTTTGGGTGAGTGCTTGGAGTCATACCCCTTAGGGCCAATTGGTAAAACTGGCGCGGCTAAGGGGAGAGGAGCGGAGGGAATTTCTGGGGCAAAAACGGGCACGACAGGAGTCTTGGTGGCTTCAGTGCGAATGTACGGCTGATCAGCCGGAAGGGCAGCAAGACTCTCCGTGACGGGGTTGATGTGTTTTGGCGTGTGTTGACCTGGCGTGCCGTGGAAATGGCAGCCAGGGTAGAGGCAAGTGGCGAGAGTAGCTTGATCACAACGAACAACTTTGTCTGCCGGAAGGGGGTCGTCCTTCTTGTTGCGCTCCTTAAAGCCACGCGTCGCAGAAGAGGCAGCAGCACCACCACGCTTACGATGGTAGTGGGACTTCCTCGTGCACGCGTCGCCGTGAACACACTTGGTAAAGGTTCTCTCATCGGGGGGGCCTTCACCTGGGTACCCAAGGGTGGAGTTGAATTTCGCCAGAAATTCAGGGTCCGAGTAGGGCGCTGAGAACGTCGCATCGTCAAGCCTGTCACCATGGTCTTGGGTCCATGGGATATGTTCGCCCTGGCGGTCGTGGTCCTTGCCACGCCGCGCTCTCCTGCCGTGGGAGACTTCACCAGATGTACGCTGGTGGCTGTGCTTCTCACGCCGGCTCTTGCGTGATTCCCGTAAGCGCCTAGCCGCGTCACGCGTGTCCACCTTAATCTCCTCCATGGGAATGGGAGCTTGTAGGAAGGGTCCTTTGCGTGGGGCGGGTCCGGCAACTAGTCGGGCGATAGTAGCCTTTTCGTAGGCAACTGCGAGCACAGTAGGTCGCTTGCGGCGACGCTTGAGCTGATGCACGGGTATCCATCGACCGTGATCAGGTTTGGGAGCAGGGCCTCGGATGTCTTCGATGTCCTGAAGAACATCCATCATTGGCGGGGTGATCTTTTTGTTTTGTTTTAGAATGGTTTTTCGATCCTGCTCCGTGAGTGTTGAAAAGTAATCCACCTCGTGGGAAGTACTAGACCCAACAGTAACACAGCCCGTCGTGGCTGCTCGCGTAAGAGACTGTTGGGGGGGGCGTGGCCGCCGAGAGGTAGGAAGCGTGAATGGGTTTTCACGGCATGGTTGACTCATAATGGTTTGCGGCGAAGGCTAATGTCTCAACAAAGAGACGGGGGGGGGTGGTTTATTTGGGGCGTTTTTCCTGTCGCCTGTCTTTTTGCGTGGGTCTCCACGTGCGGATGAGCTGTTTCCGACATAAAATCTCCCTGGCGTACGAGAGAAGGACCCCATCCGATAGCTCGGCACTCATTCGTGCCTCGCGTGATGGTCGTACAAGCACTGGCTCTTTTCCGGGTAGATACCTCGTTTGTTGTTTATATTTCAGTGCAGGTTTGCGCATGTCGTAGCGACACCGGAGCAAACATCGGTGCCTTACCCGCCTCTTATGGCCAAGAGACGAGATAGTGTTCAAGTGAGAGATCGTATGATTTTCCCGATCAATAGAGGATTGGAAACACTGTGAGGGGGGGGGGAAACGCCGGCGGGCGCTATGGGTGCTGACTGACAGCTTGACAGGGAGACGAAGTGGAGTACAGCATGATTCACTGCATGACGCACCGGGTGTGTGGGGATCTGAGCACAATCCATTGAGCATCCTAACGGACTGTAGATATCTAGCTATGGCGATCCTGGGGCACCGGGCTGTTGGCACACTGTACTTGGAGCCACTAAGTTTGGTTGGGTGGGTTTGATGTGATACAAGCCACCGGGGAAGGGATTTAATTTATTATTATTATTTGAAAATGATGATTTAAAGTTGTTTTGGGAGATTACTTCTTGAGGTATTCTCGGATCTCGGCGCAGCCAGAGGACTGGGGGCGCACGATGACGTAACCGCGACCGGCGGTGTCAAAGTGCACATCCTTGTCGGCTGGAACGGAAGGCCGTGGCGTGTCGGGACGGGAGCGGGAGCGCCTGCGTTCATTGAGAACAGCAAGGCGAGAGGCAAACAACGCGTCGTGGCGTTTGCGGTAGTGCTCCAAGCTCTCAACCTGCTTATGCTCAGCACGCGCAGCGTTAGCAAGAGCAGGCGAGAGAGCAGCCAGCCAATTGATGGCCAGCGAAGCTCCTTTCCCGAGAATGGCCTTCCCAATGACACCACGATAGTCATTGTAGAAACCGATCACGTTACCGGCAACAAGATTAACAACCCATTGGGCGTTGTTCTCAGTCCAGTTCTCAGCCAGGACACCCGCACCGGCGCCGGGCAAGGCGGTGGAGTTGTTGATGGTGTCAAAGAGCGCCCCGGCAGAGGCACCCACACTCTCACGAAAAGTGAGGATGGAATTCACCTGCAACTCAGAAGGGTCGAGAGGGCTCTTCTCGTCTTCTTCAGTCCCAACATCCATGGCGACCTTTAAGGCATAGACACCGTCACGGAGGATCTTGATCCCCTCAATGACAGCGTCCCACTTCCCAAGCCCAAGGGTATCGATAACGGGTTCGGCGTCCGCTGGGCGTGGAGAGTTGAAAGGATCGTCTGTAACCTGGCCATCAGCGTTGCCATCAAGAACTTCGATGCGCTCCTTGGTCTGATACTGGGTCATAGCTGTTTCACCGGTACCAGTTCCAATAGCGGGACGGGTGGTGTTCGGCACCATGAATTTGAACCGGTAGTGAACCCAGAGCTCACCGACGGTTAAACCATCAGGCGCTCCAGGAAGAGTAGGGTTCATCAAGGTGTGGATGGTCCCAGCATCGTACAACGTGATGTCACCGCTGGGGACGGTGTCATCGGTTCGGATGAAAAGTCGTTGTCCAGGAGCACGCCGCATGACGGCGGGCGGAACGCTCATGCGACACTGTCGGTCCCACAGAATGGTACTCTGTACACCGCTCTGGTTGCTGAAGTCGGCGACGTCCTCGGCGGGAGCGTCCTTAGCATCAGAATCGAAGTACATGTAGAACTTTCCAGACATAGAAGTCGAGACGGCGGTCTCGAATTCGAAGACCATGCTCTCAATAGAGTAGAACTCATAGTTGGAAGCGTTCTTGGAAATCCACTTGAAGGCACTCAAGCCTGGGTTGATGGGAGTGCTGAACTTCAAGGTGGGAGACTTAGAGTCAAGTTCGTACGTGTGCAACAATACCTTGTGAGACACGGCAATGTCACCGTTGGCAAGTGGGGTGAAACGAGGTCCTTTGTTGATCATACGGCGACCCATGGCAGTAGGGGCCGTAAGCGCTCGTCCGGGACGAGCGGAGGCTTTGCGCCTCGGAGCAGTTTTCTTCGGTTTGCGTTTAGTCGTGCGGGACTTCCGGGTCTTGGTTTTTGATTGTTTAGAAGCAGCTCAAAATGGTTAAATGCGGCAGATGGGCAACTCTGTCGCATACCTTGCTTAAAACGCCAGCATAGCAAAAGCTAGGGGTCTGACTTGTGGGCTCAAAGGGGATTTAACTGAAGTCGTGGACACCGCGTCAGCATAACGCGACGGCACAGACACCGAATAGTAGCACCCTTTCCACCACACCCGCCCCCTCCAAAGGGCAGGTGGATTTCGAGTTCATGTCCTTCCATAGGTCACCACTCGGTCAGGAGGTTTGGTGCGACACTCGCACCCAGGG